GGCTTCGACGTGATGCTCGGCCAGGCGCAGACGAAGGAGGTCCCAGCCTGAGCACACCGGTCCGCAGCGAAGGGCCCCCAGTCGAGGAACCGAAGCCGCCTGCCGAGGTCCTCGACTGGAGCCTGCCGTACCACGAGTTCATCCGGGCGGCGCGGAAGGCCTACTTCAAGCGCTGGCTCGAGGCCTGCGGCGGAAACAAGACGCGCGTCTCGGAGCTCATCGCTCTCGACCGATCGACGCTCTATTTCCACCTGCAGAACCTCGGGATGCTGCCGGAAAGGCGGCGCAAGGCGTGAGCGCAACTCAGGGAACTACCAACGAGGTCTCGTGGAAGGCGGCATAGTCTTGGCTTTCGACCAAGCGAGCAATCACGTCGGGTACACACGCGTCGACTACGCGACGGGCCGGGTTCTGGCTGTCGGCGGGTGCACCTTCCCGGGGAAGGGCAACAACGATGCCGCCACGGACTACTGCTGCTCGGTGATGGACGATCTCGGCTATCCGCACGCGCGGATCCGTGCGGTCGCGGTCGAGGACGCTTTCTTTCACCCGCGCTTCGGCTGGTCCACCCTCAACAACCTGGCCGAGCTCCGGGGCATGGTGCTGCGCGAAGTCTACCGTCGGAGGCTCGCCAGCATCGTCGTCCGGCCCGCTGACTGGCAGGGCAACCTCGGCCTCGTGGGGCTCAAGAGCGTGCAGATCAAGGCTCATTCGATGCGGATCGCCTGGCAGATTGTGCGCGAGGTCTTCCCGTCGGCCGATCTCTTCACCGAGGACATGGCTGACTCGGTGCATGTCGGCATCAAAGCCCGAGGGATGCTCCGCGAGCGCGAACTCGGGGCCGCGCAACAGGAGCTCCTGGCGAAGAGGAAGGGGCGCCGATGAAGTCCGATCATCCTGACCTCTGCAGCTACGATTTCGCGCCGGGAAACGCACGCACCTTGGTATGCGGCTACGCTACGAATCACCGCGTCTTTCTCGATCCGACGCGCGCCGAGACGCTCCGGAGGATGCTGCGGCTCCGGATCTTGCACGGCGCAGCCTTCGAAGAAGCGCAACGGATAGCTGCCGCACTGGAGATTGGCTCCGATGCGGTGGCCGAAGACTGCGGGCGGGGGTCTGACTCCCTCTCGAGCTCGCCCCCGCCCGCAGTCCGAGGATCGGCATGAGCAAGCGCTACTGCCGCGCGGAGATCTACTTTCTCTACAACCCGAAAAGCGGTCGCTCCACGCCCGTCGACATCGATCCGGACCCGCGCGGGAACCTGATCATCTCGCTCGAGGACGGCCAGTGCCGCGCGTCTCTCCCGAGCGCTCCGATCATCGAGCGCCACACGAATCACATGGGGACGTGCTCGGCGCGGGAGGAGTGATGGAGAGGCAGGGATCGACTACGTGCGGGCCGCTCTATCATGAGGCCCTCAGGCACTACGCCAAGACGCGCGAGCAGGAGCTCCTCTTCGCAGCCGGCTTTGTCCACGGAGCCGCAGAGAAGCTTCACCTCGGAGCGGCTGGTGGTGCGATGTTTCGCCCGTCGGGTGACGTGGAACCGGAGGTACGGGACATCGTGCTCCACGCGGCCATGCACTACGGCCTGCTTCACTGCAAGCTTGTGACCACGCGCGGCGTGGAGCTGTGGCTCCTTCGGAAGGAACGACTCCCCTACTTCGAGACGATGGCGCTGGCGACGAAAGAGAACTCCGAGGCGTGGCACCTCTTCCGCGGGCGTCTCTGCGGCGTCCCCTACGCTGAAATCGACTATCGCTTCCATGAGCGGCGCGGCTTTGGCGAGCGCTGCGACGGAGTCGAGCGATGACCGAACGCGCGAAACTCCGCTGCATGATGGCGGGGCATCGGATCGCGATGGCCGAGAACATCAAGCTCTTCCTCGACGGACGGCCGGTGCCGCTTCTCGTCGGGCGGAGCCAACAGGGGGGACAGTCATGAGCGAAACACCGGATCCGAAGCCGAAAAGGCGCAGCAATGGCGACGGAGACGTCGAGTCGAGCGTGCTCTCGAACATCATGAAGCAGCTCCGGCGTCTTCCGACACACGCCGACCGGGCTCGCGTCGCCGACTACATGGCGAAGCGGGTCACGGCGGAAGGGATGGTCGAGAGAGCGGAGGCGCCGGGAGCGTCATGACCCGGCGCTCTTTCGACTTCGCGGACATGCCGCCGAGACCGGTCCCGCCTCACGTGAGCCCCGTCATCGTGGTGCTCGCCATCGTCGCCGCGTGCTTCGGCATGGCGGTCGTCGTCGTGTTTGGGGTGCAGGCGATCACGGCGCTCGTGCCCACGGTGAGGGGGATCATCCCGTGAGGTCCGAGAACATGATCGCCGAGGAGGAGGTCGAACGCGCCTTCCAAGCGGCCTACCTCAGGGCGTGCTTCACGGTGGTGTTCTTCGTCGGCGTGTTCGCCGGCGTGGTGCTCTACCACCTGTTCGGGGCGCGGTGAACAGTTGATGGACAAGGACGGACAGTACCATCTGGTGAAGCTCAGCGAGGCAGACATCGTGCTCATCCGAAAATGGATGGCTGCCAAGCTGGCCGCGCTGCGCCGTATGCAGCGCCACCTCCACGAACTCACCCCAGTGACGAGAGAGGAAATCTCGGCACGGCTGGCACGCTATGGGGAACGGCAGATTCTCGGCATCGCGGAGAGAATGCTCGACGAGGATCTAGTTCCAGAGCAGCGGATGGCCTGCGCCTACTTACTCGACGAAATGTATCCGCCATGGCGAGAGATTCCGGAGCTCGTAGGGGTCATGGCGCGGCGCACAGACTCGAGAGCGTGGCGGAAGCAGGTGCTGGAGCGAGATGGGTATCGGTGTGTCAAGTGTGGAGGCACGAAGCGCCTGCACGCCCACCACCTTCAATCCTGGGCGGAGGCCCCTATGCTTCGGCTGGATGTGCGGAATGGCGTCACGCTTTGCGAGCCGTGCCACATTACCTGGCACTCAGAGCATCGCCTGTGAAGATATCCGAAAAGCACCGCCGGTTCGTCGACGAGTACCTGAAGGGCGGCAACGCGACCGTCGCGTACAAGGCTGCCGGGTACAAGGTGAAGACGGAGAAATCAGCCCGCGCTGCGGCTGCGCGTTTGTTAACAAATGTTACGGTCGCCAGGCACCTCGCGGAGCGTCAAAAGGCACTCACGAACCGCGCCGACATCAAGGCCGCAGAGGTGGTCCGGGAGCTCGGTCGTCTCGGCTTCTCCGACATCGGGAAGCATCTCGAGTGGGACAAGGACGGGAACACAACCCTCATCGCCTCGAAGGATCTCTCTGAAAACGAGCGCCGAGCCGTCTCGTCGGTGCGCAGGATCATTCGGACGATTCCCCAGCGGAATGGGCAACCGATCGTCGAGGCCGACTTCTCCTTCAAGCTCCATGACAAGAAGGGCGCCCTGGACTCGCTGTCGAAGATCCTTGGTCTCACACGCGACGGCGAGCAGGACACCGCGGAGAAGCTCGAGACGCTCATCCAGGTGATCTACCGGATCCTCGAGAAGTTCGTGCCGGCGGAGAAGGTGGAGCAGGCGATCGTGGAGCTCGGCCGCGGCGTCGACGGCAGCTACCAGAGGCTGCTCACGGGATGAAGTGCGACGTCATCAACGACCCCGCGACCGGCCAGCCCATGGGCTTCGTCTGCACGGGCCGCGGCCGGACGAAGTACTGCCCGGAGCCTGGGTGCGGCCGGCGCGCGGATCTCCTGTGCGACTTCCCGCTCCGGAACGGGAAGACCTGTGACCGACCGATCTGCCTGAGCCACGCGACGCACCTCGCGAAGGACACGGACTGGTGCGCGCCGCACCAGCGGTGGTGGCGCGGGCTGGCGGCGCTGATCGGCGCGCCGGCGGGAGGGTTTCAGCCGTGACGAAGAGACTCGAACGTGAGATCGATCTTGCTGTCGAGGACGATTTTCCGGCGGCAATCGTCGCACCTGTCGTGCGCGCGAAGGTCCGGACCGTCGCGGCGAAAGCAGCCGCTCGCACCCTCGACTATGTGCTTGGCGAGCTCCAAGCGAACCACCGGAGTACGGGGGAGATTCGGCGCATCATCGCCAAGGCACGTTTCGAGCGGGGGAAGCCCCAGTGAACCTGAGCCATCAACCCGGCTGCCCTCACTTCGCCGAGAACTACGCTTGGAAGTGTAACTGCCGGGCCGCGGCACCGCCGGCGCCGGCGCCCGAGCCTGCCGCCGTCGTGGGCCTTCTGAGGCGGGCGAAGCTTTGGCTCCAAGACATCCGCAGCAACGGCGCGGTGCACGCGCTCGTGCGCGAGATCGAGGAGCTCACCGATGGCTGAATCCTCGAAGCCACGGCGCCAATGCAACTGTACGTGCCGGGCGTGCTGCTCGGGGGATCACCTCGACTGCCGCCGGCACCCGTCCTGCAATTACTACGACAAGCTCGGCGAGCTCGTGGAGAAGGTCGGTGGACTTCGGTCGCCACGGGGTCGACGGCGATGACGGACGAGCTCGACTACACTTGCAGGCGCTTCGACGGCCGGGTGAGGTGGCCGAGTGGTGCGGCGAGCACCTGCCGCACCTCGCCGGCGGCGCTTGACTTCACGCGCGAGGCCTACCCGGCGCATCCGTCGGGGAAGTGGTCGTGGCTCTGCTGCCCGTGCGGGGCGAAGTTCATGACGACCGGGGAGCAAGAATGACCCGAGTTCGTGTAGGGATTGCCCCGCGTGATCCGGCACAAGTACCCCAACCCCCAGAGAAGGAGGAGCGTCGTGGGTAAAGTGCTGTCGTCGCGAATCGAATCGGTGAGGCAATCCCCGTTGAACGCTCAGCGATGGAACCTCCAACTCGACTGCGGGCACGATCAATGGGTCACGGCGAAACGCCGGCCGACTCGGCAGACGATCAAGTGTGACAGGTGCAGCGAGATGCTACGCCACGTAGCGAAGGACCAACGCCGATGACCACCGCGACGCCGTGCCGCTTCTGCCACGCCCGGGTCTACTGGCTCGAGCACGAGACCAGCCGGAAGCGGGCGCCGATCGACGTCCGGCCCTCCCCGCGTGGCTCGGCCCTGATCAACCGCCAGCTCGGGACGTACGCGATCGTGCCAGAGGCGGAGCGCGCGGGGCTCGCCGACCTCTACATCGTCCACTTCGCGACGTGCATGAGCTCGCCCACGCGCAAGCCGACGGGGCGGCTCAGGATGGTGGAAGCATGACCTGGGGCCCGCGACGTACAGCGCTGCTCGCGCTCGCCATCGTGGCGCTGCTTGGCGGTGGGGTCCTCCTAGCTCCGCAGGTGGTCTTCTGGATCTGGGTCGCCGCATGCATCGCCTGGGTCGTGATCCCGCTCGTCACCAACCGCTATCCGTGGGAGCTCTGGCTGTGAATGCCCGCCGAGGCTACCGCTACCCGTTCAAGCGCGAGAGCGGCCACCGCTGCCACAAGCGGACGTGCGACCGGTTCGTGCCGGCGTCGATGCTCGCCTGCAAGCCGCACTGGTACGAGCTCCCTCAGGAACTCCGGACCGAGATCTGGCGCACGTACCGCAAGGGCCAGGAGGTCGATAAGCGGCCGAGCGCCGAGTACCTCGAGGCCGCGCGTCGCTGCCAGGAGTTCTGGGAGACGACGCCCGAGGCGCGACAGGGGGAACTACTCTGATGCCGGACCGACGTGAACCCGTGAGCGACGATCCTTTGGTTCAGGCCGCGGCGATGGTCGCAGAGGAGCCGCTACGGAGACCAACAGCAGGGGACCTCCGGTGGAGCCGAAACCCTGGCAAGCCGCACGACCAGCACGTCGACGACGGCGATGGGTTCTGCGCCGCGTGCTCGTGCTTCTGTGGCGACGGGCCGGAGATCCCATTCCCATGCGCCTACGCGGTGCCGAAGGGGAGCGGCGAGCTGGAATACTGGAAGCGCGAAGCACACTACCACCTCGAACAGGAGCAGCGGCACAACCAAGCACGCATCCAGTTGCACGCGGCAGTCTCCTCGCTCGAAGACGCGCTCAACGCCGTGGCGCGCGACCGGAACCGCTTCTCCGACATCGTGAACAAGCAGACGGCCGAGCTCGCCATGCTGCGCAGCCCGATCCCGATGGTGCTCCACTGCCCGGCGTGTGGAATGAAGCACGTCGACAAGCCCCAGCCGGAGAAGGGCTGGACGAACCCGCCGCACCGCTCGCATGCGTGCCAGAACGAGACGTGTGGCTACGTCTGGCGGCCGGCCGACGTCGCGACCGTCGGCGTCGCAGCGATCGCGACGAAGGGGAAGGGCGATTCGAATCCCTACTGTCCGGAGTGCGCGACCTTCGGGAATCCGCCCCACTACCACCGCGACACGCTCGACGGTGACGAGATCGTGCCCAGATGACTCCCGAACAGTGGGCGACGCTCTCCTGGCCACAGGCCTTCGTGATCGTCGGCGTGGCGGTCGCGGTCACTTGGTGGATGAGGTCGTGGCGATGAAGGGCACCTGGCGTCCGAGGGACACCTCGTCGGTCAAGAAGCTCCGCGCGTTCCTGGACGAGGCAATCGGCCATGCTGCGCTCGGCGACCCAATCCGCACGCAGGATGAGGTCGCGCGCGAACTGGGGATCACTCGCGGCGGCGTCTTCATGACGGAGCGGAACGCGCTCCGGAAGGTGGGCCGATTCGTCCGGGAGATGGATTGGTGATCGAGCAAGCCGCCAGCTTCGGAGAGTCGATCGTCAACCGCTTCCGGGCGTACCGGCAGGCGACCGCGGAGCGCCTGCGGCCAGCGGCGCAAGCGCGAGACCAATCCTTTCTTGAGTGGGCCGGCTCAGGTGGCTTCATCGCCGACCGCGAGCCCGTCGACTTCACGGTCTGGCGCTACCTCTCTCAGGTCTACGAAGCGATCCCGCGGCAGCTCGCCTCGAAGGATCCGAAGGAGCTCGAGAGCGTTCGCGGGACCGACATGACGATCATGAAGGCATCGCAGTCGGGCGGGTCGGTGCTCTTCCTCCTTCTCCCGATCTGGCTTTCGCTGCTCGGCCGCTACCAGGGCGGCTACTTCCTGCCGACGCAGGACCAGGCCCTCGACTTCTCGTCGAACCGGTTCATCCGCTTCGTCCGCGATAATCCGGGGATCCATCGGCTCATGGGAGACCCGAACACGCCGCACCAGAAGCGCGTGATCGACGAGGGCTCGGCCGAGATGCGGCGGATCATGTGGTCGATTATCTACTTCCTCTACATCCACGGCACGGTCACGACCGAGTCGAAACCGCTCGACTTCCTGATCTTCGACGAGGTGCAGGAGATGGTCGCGGCCGACATCGAGAAGACCGAAGAGCGTGTTTCCGCGTCGCTCCTGAAGTTCAAGGGGAAGGTCTCGACCGCCAACTTCCCGGACGCCGACATCGACTACTTCTACCGGCGTTCGGACCAGCGGGAGTTCCACACCCGCTGTGGGTGCGCCGGCGGTGTCGTGCTCTCCGACGAGTGGCATCCGAGGACCGGTCCCGAGTGCATCGGCGAGGGAAACGGAACGACACCCGGCATCCCAAGGGGATTCTTCTACCGGCACCGGCGCTGCGACAAGGTCATTCCCGACCCACAGGACGGAGTCTTTCGCGCGCACAATCCGCTCTCGCGGAAGATCGGCTTCCACTGGTCGCAGATGCTCTCGCCACGAATCACCGTGGCCGAGATGATGGAAGCGTGGCTCACGCGCGTCGATACAAAGAATTTCTTCAACAGAAAATTAGGGCTCCCGTACACCGATCCCGATACACAGCCGATCAACGACGACGTCCTCCGAGCCGCGGAGGACAAGGGCAAGGCGCAGGGGCTCCACTGGGGCCGACCGAAGGTAGGCGAGTACCCGTCGGGCGTCTTCATGGGCGTCGACCAGATGGGCCAGGATAACCACGTTACGATCGGCGCTCTCAGCAGCCAGGGACGGATCCGCTACCTGCACTTCGAGATCGTCCAGGCGAAGGATCCGTTTCCGCGGGTCTACAAGCTCATGGACGAGTACCGGGTGCGCTACGCCTGCATCGAGGCCAACCCGAACTACAATCAGGCACATCTCTTCGCCGACCACTTCAACAAGGGCGAGGGCGGCGATCGCGCGCGCGTCTTCGTCGCCAACTACCAGGATCTCGAGAACGAGCCCCTCGCCTGGGGCGATCGGCCGCGCGACAACGTGAAGCACCGGAAGACCGAGGAGGATATCAAGCTCCGCTACGCGGTCACGCTCGACCAGTACAAGGTCATGAGCCTCACGCTCGGCAAATGGACGTCGGGCCTCGTCGAGCATCCGGACTCGCGGCTGCTGACGCAGGAAGTGAAGACCGACAAAGGCCGCGAGCAGATGATGACGTGCAAGGAATTCTGGGCGCACCTGAAGCGCGTCGCGCTGGTGACCGAGCTCCGCGACGCGAAGACGCCCGGGCGCCGCGACGAGCGCCGGTTCCGGCGTGCGGTCCGGAAGGTCGGCGCGGATCCCCACTTCGCCTACGCCAACATGCTCATGTTCGTGGCGATGGCGCGCCGGTTCGGCACGGAGTTCATGCTGATCCCGGGTGCGGAGGAGAACACTCCCAGGGAAGAAGAGGCGCCGGAGGAGCGGAGGGAGGCGGAGATGGTGAAGGCTTCAGACGAGAAGCCGCCCGTGGAGATGCCGCGGGTCGCGGCGCCGCGGCCGGCTCCCAAGGCCAAGCGGGCGGCGAGCGCCGACATGGAGCAGATCCGCGAGCGGCTCCCGGGGATGTTCCCAGGCGCTGCGACGATGCTCATTTCGGAGGGTGCCGCCGTAGGCAAGGACGAGGCGCCGACCTGCGGAAACTGTGTGAACCGGCGGGCGGACGACTGGTGCAAGCACCGGCTCTTCTTCGTCACGAAGAACCTGCCGGCGTGCGAGCTCGGGTACCAGGCGAAGACGGATCTAGACGAGGGCTACGAGTAGTGGGCATGAGCCGCTCACAACTCGCCGCCCGGAGCCGGATCGCCGTCGACATGGTGACCGGCAACGACAACGTCGAAGTCTTCCGGGTGAGCGTCTACGGGCTCTGGATCGATCGTCTGAAGCTCGGAGCCAGGACCGCCCAGACGACCGTGGGGCAGTTCATCGAGGACGCGATCACGAGCGAGCTCGTCTACCGGATGATGAGCGCCGAGCAGCGCGGGCGGGTGAAGGTCACGCCGGAGGAGCTCCGCGAGCTAGCCCACCGGCTCGAGACCGCCGACGAAGATGCACAGCGGAAGCTATCGCCCCGGGACCTACGGATTGCTCGAGGGGACGACTTCAGGGACATCTGCAAACGATAGGGGGAGAGATGACTCACAGCGTAACGCGCGTCGGCAAGGAACTACAGAAAGAGGCAGAGATCCGGGAGATCCGGGCGCACTTCCCGAACCTGCAGCGGGCGGTCTCCGAGCTCCAGGAGAAGCACAACACGCTCGCGAGCTACACGCAGAGGATGGTCTCTGAGCTTCAGCAGGCGTTCAATCAGCTCCACGCCAAGATCCGGGGGATCGACTACCGCGGCCCGCTCGGCTGGTGGCGACGCCGTCGAGATCTCCGGGAGCTCAAGACGATGGAGCTTGCCGCACGGAAGCTCGCCGCGAAGATGGAAGCCGAGCAGCAGCGCACCGCGACGAGACAGATGCAGAAAGAGCTCGCGCGCGGGCTCTGTGTCCTCTTCGGGTACGAGTGGGATGCAGAACCGAAGGTGACGATCATGAAGGCGGCGGCGACGAGGAGGTCAGTCTGACATGACGAAGACAGAGATCCTCTCGATGGTGCCGATCAAAGACCTCACGAGCGGCGACATTCTGGTCATCAGGTTTCCGGAAGCCGCGCTCTCGCCGCCGCAGTCGGTGGTCGCCAGCATCCGGGAATGGCTGCTGCGGCACGGGCGCGACGTTCAGATCATCATCGCCCGAGAGGACTACTCGATCGAGAAGATGCCGAAGCAGGAGCGCGAGCGGCTCGGCTTCGTCACGAGGGCTACCCTCGACGGCGAGCTCGCGTCCATGCTCGCAGACGAAGCGTGGCGGACGTGTCCCTGTTCGGCGTGTGGATTCCTGAAGCACACTGCGGAAAGAATCGAGGCCCAAGCCCGTGCCTGAACAACCGATCCCGCAGCAGATTCAACGCTTCTCCGGGACCTCGCTCCCCGACGATACGGACCGCCGCGAGGGAAGCACCCTCAAGGAAGCGATCGAGTCGGCTACGAAGTTCCTCCAGGAGCACTGGGGTGTGCGTTCTCGGTCCCAACTGGTGATCACCCTCGAGGACGGCCGCATGGGGTTCGAGGTCCGCGAAGGGGCAGTGGCGCGCCAGGTGCTGGAAGGCGAGGTGGTTTGAACGTGGACGTAGGTAAGATGCAGTTGACGCACGAGGACGGGGCCATCGAGGAGATCTGCGGCCTCCGGGCGTGGAGCCTGATGCTTCCCTGGGTCATCATGACCAAGGAAGACGGCAGCACCCTCGTGGTGCACTTCGTAGCGGACGGCATCAAGCGGATGGAGGTCGGACCGATGAACGCCGCTGCAGGCGCCGGCAGGCAGCTCTCCTCCTGAGAACGCTGTTGAAACCCCGGCTCGTTTCGGTCCATACTGCTTCCGCGCGCTCGGCGATGGGCCTTTCTGGCATCCATCGAGAGTCACTTCCGCGCGCAATCCGACCCGCGAACCCCGGCTGACGAACGCCGCGACATCAATCGCGAGCTCGTAGCCAGCTACATCGACCAGCTCCAGTCCATCTCCGGCGAGGAGATGGCCTCCTGGTTCCGGCAGTACGCCCAGGTCGAAGCGAGCGGCCAGATGGTCAAGGCGAAGGTCTTGAACCAGACCTGGTACGAGATGGCTGTCCCGCATCCGGAAGACGGCCACAAGGCCATCGTCCGGGTGAACGATCTCGGGATCGCCGGCGCGGGATCTCCCTGGGAGCGGTGGGACGAGAAGCCGTTCGGCCGCGGCTTCGAGTTCCTGTCGTACATGGGCGAGCAGCTCGACATCCACCAGGCGGTGGTGCTGACGTTCATCCGCCAGATCGTTCCCTACCTCCGGCGCTACAGCGACAACGACCAGAACCCGCTCGGCTACGACTGGGTCCGGAAGGACGGCGAGAAGATCACCGACGACGACGAGAAGGAGCTCCGCCGCCTCGACGAGATCCTCGAGAACTCCGGGACCGAATCCGATCCGAAGAAGCGCGATCGGATGCAGCGCCGGGACCTGACCGGCTTCGTCTCCGCGCTCCTCCACGACAGCCTCACCCTCGACGCCTGCCCGATCGAGCTCGAGCGCGACTACGCCGGCCGGCTCGTCGGCTGGTACGCGCTCGACGCCAACACGGTCCGGCTCGCGCGCGAGAGCGGCTACCAGGGGGACGACTCGATCGTCGCCGTGCAGATCCTCCAGAACCAGCCGGTGATGGGGTTCATGGCGGACGAGCTCGTCTACCCGATCCGGAACCCGCGGACGACGCTCGCCTACAACGGCTACGGCATGAGCGAGCTCGAGGTCTTCTGCCGGCTCGCTACGAGCTATCTGAACACCTGCACGTTCAACGCCGCCGCACTCGACAGGAACAGTCTCCCGCGTGGCTTCCTCACGCTCTACGGCCGCTTCAACCGGAAGGCGCTGAACTTCTTCATCCAGCAGTGGGACGCGCTCCTTCGCGGCGCCGCGAAACGCTTCGGCATGCCGGTCCTCGTCTCCGAGTCTCGCGCGGAAGGCGGCGCCGCATGGACGCCGATCGACACGAAGGAAGCGGAGATCCATTACCCGCAGTGGCTGACCTTCGTGAATTCGATCTACACGGCGCTCCAGGGGACGTCGCCGGAGATCCTGAATCTAGCGTCGTTCAACGCGCGCAGCGGCGGGATCGGCACCGGGAACGATACCGAGGAGCGGCTGCAGGAGGGCCGCAACAAGGGCTTCATCCCGCGCGCCATGTGGGTGCTGAAGCTCTTCAACACCCGGATCGTCCCCGAGCTCACCAAGAAGTTCGCGCTCACCTGGGTCGGCCTCTTCCCCGAAAACGAAGACCAGCGCCACGAGCGCGAGAAGCTCGACATGTCGCTTGATGAGCTCCGCGCGAAGGACGGGCTCGACCCCCACGAGAATCCGCTCATGGGGAAGGCGCCGATCAACCCCTCGCTGCTCCCGCTCTACATGCAGGACGCGGCGATGAAGATGCAGGCCGCGCAGAGCGGCCAGGAGGGCGGCGGCGCGGGCGATGCGCTCCCGGACGGCGAGCGACCGCTCCCGTACCGGAACGAGGACGAAGAGGATCAGCAGCAGCCGGGCCAGGGCGGCGCCGGCGGCGGCAAGGTGCTCCCGTTTCGCGGGGCCGGTGGCGCGCAACAGCAGCCGCAGCCGTTCGCACAGGGGGCGATAGCCAAGGCGCGAATCGGCTCGCTCGCCAAGCACCGGATCGAGATCTCGGACGTTCGTGGTCGCGTTCGCATCGAAGAAGAGGAGGCAATCTGATGGCGCTGAAGGACGGTCACACAGGGTACGAGGGGAGCGTGCGGTGCATCGCGTGCAAGCGGGTCTTCCACTACGTCGAGGGTACGACCTGTCCCTCGTGCGGGCACGGAGTCGCCGAGCCGTTCGATCCGAATGCCGTCGTGGACTTCCCGGAATGGATGTCGCCTCGAGACAGAGCGTTCCTCGAAGCGTTCGTTCTGAAAGCTCGCACGAACCCGACCGCGAGCGCCGCGGAGATGTTCGCGACGGTCGTGGAGGCGATGCTCGAGCAAGGAGCGGAGGCTGTCCTGCAGCCGCTGGGACGGCACGGAGAAGAAGCGACGGCCGTCGACACTTCTTTCCTCGACATCCCGATCATCTCCGAGGAAGGTCGCCCGCCGGCCGTCAAGTTCGGCGGCGTCATCTGGCCGCTCGAGGACTTCAAGAAGATGCTCGATGCGGAGAATCCCGAGGACGCTCCCTATCGGCGGAAGGTCGAGCCCACCGGCGGCGAGGGCGAGACGAAGCCCGAGTGAAGCAAGTCGTCATCGACCCGCCGCTCGAGCCGATGGTGGCTCGGGCGGCGCTTCGGCACCTCTTCCCGGAGGGCGGGGAGTACCTCGTCCAGGACCCCGCCGGTCGATGGTCGAACGTCGTCCTCCAGAGGTCGCCGGCGGACGACGAAGGCGTCGGCGAGCTCATCAAGGCCGTCTTCCCGAGCGGCGGCCGGTATCTCGTCGCACGCGCTCCCAAGGAAGGGGCCGCGTTCGACGAGTGGTTCTTGGAGCGCCTGGTCGAGGAAGCGAGGCGCCACTACACCTCCACGCGCCAGCTTGTCCGCCGGGTCGTCGAGCGGTTCATCGGCCAGCACGACGGAGATCTCACCGATCCCGACGTCTACGCACGCTTCGAGGAACTCCTCTTCGACGTGCGGCGGGCGTCCGGCTTCTCGATCGGCATGAACGTCTCGCCGGCGACTCGCGTACGCCTGGCAGAGCTCGGCGTCACCTCGCAGGAGGTCTACGACTGGCCGGCGATCGCATACCGGCTCGGGCGCGTCTATCGCTCGGTCGGGCCGACGGCGACGTTCTCCTGGACGCGCGCGATGGCGCTCGCGGAGTCGGTGAAGCTGACCGACACGGAGCGCGCCGCCATGGCGTTCGCCCGCCAGCGCGCGGGAATCCACCTAACTCCCGTGCTGCTCAGGGAACCCCAGCGAGCCTGGGAGACCGTGGCAGCGGAAGAGCAGCGGCTACTCCGCGTCATGACCCGCCGGGCGATTCGCGACCGCGGCGGCGCGATGAAGCTCGCGCGAGACCTCTACGAGAAGCTCGACAAGGAAGGCGGAATCGCGAGGGACTGGGAAAGAGTTGCCCGCACGGAGATCTCCGATGCGCGGTCGGAAGGCTCCTGGGCGGTGGAGATGAGCGGCGTCGCGGAGGACGGGAAAATCTATCGCGACACCAGTTCACGCGCGTGCTCAGAATGTCTTCGTCTCTATCGAGAGCCCGACGGTTCGCCGCGACTGTACACGAAGGCGGAGATCCTCGCCGAGGACGCGCTCGGGCCGAACACGGTGAAGCCGTATCACGCCCGGATCGCATCGACGCATCCTCAGTGCGTCTGCGGCCCGTTCCAGGCGGCGCCGAGCGACTTCGTCGCTGGACTGCACCGGAAGAAGTTCGGGCCGGTGATGGAAGAGCGAGGGCTCGCATGAGCGACCGTCCCGGCGGGCTCATCCCATTCCTGCTTCGGAAGCTCGGCCTCTGCGGCAGGCGACGGAAACCAAGAGAAGCAACAACGATCTCGTTCATGGTGGACGGGATCGAAATTCCCAACGGAGGCAGCATGGACCAGCACAATCAGTCGAAGAAGAACATGATCGCCCACTTCACCAAGGCGGACGGGACGCCCGCGCGCGTCGACGGGATCCCGGTGTGGACGGTCTCAGACCCGACCAAGGGCGTGATGGAGCCCTCGGCGGACGGATTCTCATGCAAGAGCGTCCCGGCGGAGCCAGGCGTGACCGAGGGCCCTTGCGACTTCACCGTGACGGCCGATGCGGACCTCGGCGCCGGCGTCCGGTCGCTCTCGGCGACGATCACGGTCAACTACCTGCCGCTCGAGGCGACCGCCGCGTCGATCGAAGAGGGAGCCGAAGAGCCGATCTGAAGGATTCCCCCTCAGGGGGAAGTGAGACCCGCCGCGATGGGAATGCCATCGGGGCGAATATCTTGTCGCGGCACTCCGCGGCCGGCGGGTGAAAACTTTCGAAGGGAGAGTCGATGGCCAACGGACAGGTGAGCGTGGGGCGGATCGTACGATTCGTCACGCTGAACGGCAAAGAGCGGCCGGCGACGGTCGTGGCGGTCCACGGCGAGAACGTAGTCGACCTGAACGTCAACATCCATCCGGGCGAGGACATGCACGAGGCGCTCGAGGCGGGCGCGCATTCGTCGGTGCTCTTCCAGGAGAAGATCTCCTACGACGAGAACAAGAAACCTTTGACCTGGGCGTGGCCGCCGCGGAGCTGACCGATGGCTGCAGACGAAAAGGTCGGGAAGCTGCACCGTACGGAAGACGGCTACACGCACTGGCCACTCTACGGCGGTGGGGCGATGGAGTTCAGCCTCGAGCACGCGCTCCGGTGCACTGCGGATGGTCTTGAAGAGATCAACTTCTTCGGGACCCCTGTCCCTTCCGATCAGCGGCCAGAGCCGGTAGTCCTGCGGCAGATCCCGCTCGACAAGCCCGGTGTGATGGTCATCGCTGGCGTGGCGCTTGAGATCCTCGAGGGCGGGCTCGTCAGGTTGCCGCATCCGGGAGCGATGACGCGGCCGTTCAACCCGGCGGAGCATCCGGGGAAGGTTTTCTTCCCGTGCCGGCGTATCGGCTTCATGGAGGAATTCGACGGCGCCGACCCGGGTCCGCCTCGTCAGGTTGAGAAGGCTGAAGAGGTGCCGGGGCTCACCAAGAAAAACTATCCGCCCGTCTTTGCGTATCCGGTCGCCATCACCAACGGCGGCCGGCCGGTCTACGTGGAGCGGGCCGTCTGGGAAAACATCGAGCACTTCGAGCGCGAGATCCCTGGTCTCGAGCCGGGCATGCTCGATGCCGCGATCCAGAAGGTCACAGGCGAGTATGTCTATGGCTACGAGGTACTTCGAGAGAAAGTCACGGGCGAGCTCTACACGGAGATCAAGAAGCGGCTCGCCCTCGACCTTCGGCATGGCGGTGAGGGGATCGTCCGGGAATTCATCGCCCACGACAAGGTGACCACCGAGCCGACGTGGTGCGTGGCGATGCTCGGAAGGCCTACCTGGCGGCTGGACGAGAGGAGCTGAGCCGTGAAGATCTCGATCAGCCGCACCGAGGATCACTCCGGATGGAAAGAGGACGGATCCGGGATCGCGTACGATGACGTCGAGCAGAGATGGGTGTGCGATGAAGACGCTCGCGCCCCTGTCCTAGTCCAAGGCGTACTGCTCGCCCTTCGGGAAGCCTTCGGGGGCGAGAACCTTCCACCCAGGCGCCGAGTCCAAGCGACCATCTTCACAGATGCCTTCTGGTCCGCGGCGATCGTCATGATCGGCGGGCTGCGCATCACGCCTGACATCTACACGAAGTACAACCTCGAGCGGGTCCCGACGATCAGGTGGCATAGGTGCAGCCCTTCTGGATGCTTTGTCGTCGAGCGGGGCGAGGCGCCGGCGGAGGATACCTTGGCCGGCCTCTACCTCGAAGGGTCGCTGAACCAGTACCACGCCGATCCGTGGGGAAGGTTCCCGGGCCTCGGGGGACCAGAGGGGAGGGCCACGGGCCACGTGATCGATGAAAACGCGGAAATGTACGCGCAGGGCTACTTCGCCGGGCTCCGCTTCGCCAGGTCACTCTCCGCAAAGGAGATCGACGAGCTCTTCGCACAGATGTTCCCGGACGCGGTGGAGAAAGTACGGGCGGCGGAGGTGGTGGGCTGATGGAGCTCGCGACCGCATCTCCGGCACTGGCTCACCACGGCGGCGAGGGCTCCCGCGGCGGGCACGTGATCGGCCACACGCGCAAGGGGAAGCCCGTCTACGCCGGCGGCGGGCAGTCCCTTGGGCACCTCGGCTACGCGGAGCACTTCACGCCGGAGGAGCATGCCGACGCCAGTGAGCACCACGAGCGCGAAGCGCTGCGCCACGTTTCGAACATCGTCGGCGCGGGTCGCGAGGAGCGCTCGAAGCGTGCGGCGCACCATGCCTTCTACGCCGCAGTCCACAAGGTGCTCTCCCGCGGCGATCGTCAGATGTCGGTCCCCGAGATGGACATGGTCAAGGCGGCGACACCGGTGCACGTGCTCGAGGGCGACTGCCCGCCCTGCTTCATCATGATGAAGGCCACGCAAATCAGCCTCTTCGGAGGGAGCGAGCCGAAAGCACCCGGCTCGCGAGGTGGGAAGGGGTTCCGGAACGAGAGAGGAAAGTGGCGCTACGGCGAGCGGACTCCGGTCCGAGGCGAGCGGCATCCGGGCACGCCCGCAGACAAGCACACGGCCGAGTGTAGGGAGTGCCGGTGGCGGCACGAAGGCGACAATCTCAGCGAGGTCTCGAAGAAGGCCGTCGAGCACCAGCGCTCCGCTCATCCGGGCCCCACCGGGAGCTCGCCGGCGCGGAATACGGTGAACGTGAGAGCCGCGCTAGACGAGAGCCGTCGTACAAGCGAGCACGCGCGCCGGGCGAATCCCATGATGCCCGACACCTCCACCTGGGACCATGCCGAGCACGAACGCGCGGCCCAGGCGCACGAGCGTCTCGGGCGAGCGCAGCGCGGCGAAGGCGGCGATCCGGATATGGCAGCGCAGCACGAGGACGCCGTATCGCAGCATCGGAAGCTTGGAGAAAGGAAGAAGCTCCCGCAGGCCCACGCGAGCTACTTCGACATGCCGGAGGGAACGGTGCACCTTCCGGTCCACCAGCTCATGCCGGCTCCCGGAAATCGGGAGCATAGCGACCTCGAAAGTTCGGCGGATCGTGCTGAAGGGTACATGCGCGAGGCGGCGGCGGGGAAGCGAGCCAAGCGCGAGCCCGTCTCGGTCCGGCGAAACCCAGCGGGCGGTTACCACATCGTCGATGGTATCGCGACGCACCATGTCGCGAAGCGGCACGGCTGGACGACGCTGCCAGCGAAGGTCGAGGGATGAGGACCGTCTTTGCGGCGCTCTTCCCGGCCCCGCGCCGCCCCGTTCTCCGGCTTCTCCTGAAGGCCAAGGTCGCATCGAAGCCGGAGCCGGATGGAAAGCCGGAAGCAAAGTTGCTCGCCAGCATCCCGGCGCCGGGCAAGACGTTCGCGGATCCGCGCGTCGACCAGGACGGGGCGCACCAGCTCGGCCAGACGCGCTCTAAGAAGCCGGTGTTCGCGAGCGGCGCCGAGGCCGGCGGATTCTCGAAGGACGAGCATGCCGAGGCAGGTCGACTTCACCTCCAGGCCCACGCCCACCACGACGCCCGCGCGACCGAGCACGAGAAGAAGGCGAAGGGAGAGAAGGATTGGCGCGTCGCAGAGGCACACCAGCGGGACGCGGAGCATCATTCCAAGCTTTCCGATCACCATTTCGACCGCGCCCGGGAACACCTTCAGGCCGCTGGCCGCGGAAGCTCAATCGGCCTGCATCACGCGGGAGGCAATCTCGTACTTGGCGTGAAGAAGCCGAGCGATCCGAAGGAGCAGGAAGAAGCGAAGCAGGCGATCGCGAAAAGAACGCACGCCGATCATCCGGGAGGAATCGGCCAAGCCGACAAGACGGCGTACCGGAACCTCGCGTGACACTTTCGGAAAAGCAGGCGCTCGAGCAGATCAGCCGGAAGGTGGAGGTGGTGAACATCGTGCTGGTGAGCCGGCTTCGGGACTCACTTCGACAGCAGGGCATGACCGACGACGAGATTGATGCGGTCCGCCGGAAGTTCGGGGTCTACGCCAAGCGCCGGCGGAAGCGAGCGCGCCGGTGAACGAGTGGCAGGTCGAGATGCTCGAGGACGGCTCGGTCATCGTCACGTGGCCCAGTGGGCACAGCGAAGGGCCGTTCTCCTCAGAAGAATACGCCGAGCTCGAAGCGCGTGCGCACGAGGCGACGTGACCGGCGTCTACCAGCGTCCACCTAATTTCAGCGAGATCGTGCGCGAGCGTCTTCGCCGGCGGAGAGAAGCTGGCCTGCCGATCGGTCGTCCGCGTAAGTACGTGCGCCAGGCAGCGACGTGCGCTTGCGGGAAGTCGTTCGAGTATAAGCTGTACCCGGGGCGACCTCCGCGCATCTGCTGTGGGTGCCGCTCTCGCATCCGGCGGAAGCTCCCCTACGATGCTGCGCTCCTGACCAAGCTCTATTGGGGTGAGCGCAAGACGACGGAGGAGATCGCGGCGATCTTCGGGGCAAAGCACAGTTCGGTCAGGAAGCGTATGGCGGCGCTGGGCATTGCTCGACGACCGCGCGGCCACAGCCGACTGGTCTCTTGCATCGAGCCGGGTTGTAACGGGCCGCTCTTCAAGATCCGCCATGCGATCAACGGATCGTTCTACGGTCGGCGATGCTTCGCTCACTGGGTCGAGCATCGCGCGCAGTTGGGCAAGGGCCTGCGACTCGTTAAGCAGAGTATCCGGCAACCGGCACCTGCTGACCCGGAAGCGATAGCGGATTCAGAAGCCATAGGGAGCCGGGAATTGTGGTGCGCGGTGATCGAGGATGCCATCGCACTCGCGACGGGGCAGATCAAGGGTGAGCCTGACGAGGTGGAAGATGCTGAGGGCTGGCTCCGCACGGGCGGTCGTTGGCCAACGACCTTCCTCTGGGCGTGCCAAGAGCTGGGTCTAGATCCCGCTGCAATTCGGCGCGCTGTCCAGCCGAGGCGCTCGGAGGCGGTGGCTTGATAGCCCTTCTCGTCAAGGCCGCGACCCAGTTGGGGTTCACCTTTGGCCTACGGAAGCCCTTCCAGGCGAGCGAGCATCCGCGTGTCGCCGGTGGCGAGCATGGCGGCGAGTTCACCCGCAAGCCCGTTGCCCCGCATCCAGCCGCTCAGCGACCTGAAGCAGCGGCGCGCGCTGATGATCTGGCGGCGGCCGAGTGGCAGCTCCTCGAGCCAGATCATCTCCAGCGACATCGCGCGCACCTCTCGGGGCGCATCGGTCCGGAGTGGTACAACCGTCTCGTCCGAACCTTCAACCGCGAGAAGGACCCGGTGAAGCGCGCTACCCTGCGCGGCGAGCTCACCGCGCGGCGTGGAATCCTCGATCGGGCCCGCGCGGGCGAAGAGGCTGCGATCCGGCACATCTTTCGCGACGTCTACATGCGGACGGTCAAGCAAGCGATCAGCGAGGGAAAGCCCGTTCCCCATGCCGTGATTCGCCAGCATCCCGAATTGCGCACCGCGCTCTCCGCCAGAGAGAGGTATGCGAAAGGATACCGGACTTCCTTCGCGAATTTGTCCGCTGCCGTCGATGATACGATGCAGGCGACCAGGGGTCCCAAAATCAAGAGGCAAGATGGACGGCCGATGACGGCGGCCGTCCGAGAGGACGTCCTGGGCGGCCTTGACGAAATCGAAGAGGTCCTAGGCCCACTCGCCGACGTGATGCGCGCATCCAATCTCACGATCGCGCACACGGGCGGAAAATTTCCCTTTCTCAGAGCGAATGCCAGCGGACTCTACGCTCCTGGCGAAAGAACCGTCACCACCGGCATGGCCGACGAGGCGGGGCAGCCGATCGCCTCTCTCGCCCACGAACTCGGGCACTTCATCGACATCCAGGCCGGCTCGAAGCTCGGGAAGAAGAAGCAGGTCCGTGCCCGCGGATCGGGCACGCTCTACGATTCATCGTCGCTCGCCGATGTATCGCCGGGGTCCCTGGTCTCCGAGGCGCAGCGCCGGATGAACGCTACGGAGACCGTCCGGACCCTCCTGCGGGAGAAGCTCGGGAACGCGACAGACGATGCCGGTCGCGCGCGGATCCAGCGCGCGAAAGTCGTCCTCGGTCCCTATTGGCACGAGCCGAGAGAGATCATTGCGCGGCTGACCGAGCAGTACGTCGCCTACCGGCGTAACGCCGGCGGCTGGTCGCACGAGACGCCTGTCTACTACGAGTCGTCGCCTGGCTGGTGGAAGCGCGAGGACTTCGAGGCGATGGTGCCGACGCTCGAGGAAGCGCTCGCGGAGCGGCTCGAGGCGCTCGGCGGTGAAGCCGCGGCGGCTCGGTTCAAGGCGAAGGTCGCGGCCTGGGGCGCGCTCGCTCCGAATGCTGATGGTGGCGGACACGCCTTCGAGCACGGCGGCAAGCGATACGAGGTCCGCCGCGGTCAGTTCCAGCTCAACCGCGACAAGTGGGCCGCCGTCGACGCTAACGGGACGATCGCCGGCCCCTGGGGAGCGACGGCCGATGAGGCGGAAGCGGGCTTCCGGAAGATGCAGGAGGCCGCGGCCGCCGAGCGTGACCACGCAGCGGCTTCGCCAGCGGCGGCCTCGGTACCGCTTCCCGCAGGCGTAGAACTCCACGGGCGTTTCGTGCGTGGCGAGACAGGGCCGCGGCGGGGTGAGATGAGTTTCCGGAAAGCAGAGGTCGACGAGGTGCGCGACCTACTCTCCCGGCGGATCGCAATCGAGAAGGATCTCGTTTTCCTCGAAGAAGACGACCTCCCACCCCTTGAGAACCGCACCGACAACGAAGGCATGATGATGAAGGCGTGGCTCGTCACGCTGCGCGCGGAGATGCTCAGCGAGCTCGAGGCGCTCGACGGGGAGATCCTGAAAGCGCGCGACGGTCCGGGATCCCGCGGTGGCCGGTTCTACATCACCAGCACTGGACACGTGCACTACGGCCTTCAGCCTACCCCGCGAATGCTGAATGATCGTGGCCTGGCGGCGGGAGCTACCGGAGGACCGCCAGACACCAGGGGGAAACAGCAGGCCGGGTTTGACGCGGCACGAGAACTGCCCGCGGTCGCTGTGTCGGTTCCGGAGGAGTGGAAGGGCCTGGAAATCGAGCCCCTTCGCGAACGTGTTCGAGCGCTCCTCTCGAAGTGGGCCGTCGACAAGAAGACCTTCGATCACCCCGTTCTCGGACCGATCGGCTTCAACAATGACAGCGCCAGCAAGCCAACTAGTCGAGCAGGCGGCGGGGCCGATCGCCGGAAGCTGCTCATGGTGGCGGATTTCGAGAAGCTGCTGCCAGCGACGAGCTACTGGAGGTCAGAGCCGGCGAGCGATCCCATCAGGGACCGGCACACGACCGGATATCACTACCTGATCGCGAATGTTCTCCTCAACGGAGAGACATGGCCAACGACATTCACGATTCGGGAGCTGAACAATGGCCAGCTCTACTACAACCACCGAGTCGAGTGGCCAGAGAAAAGGGCGGAGCCCGACGGGGATAGTTCGGTGGCCGACCAACCTGGAGAGGCTGAATCGGGCAAGCCGACCGGCGGCGGGCTCGCGCCTACTAAAAAGATAGGCCCGTTGATCATCAAAAGCAACCCAGAGGGAAAGGGCGGCCCGTTAGCTTTCAGTACGGAGACGCCAGTGACGGATCCGAGCGTTGGCGGGTCGCCCTTTCGAGAATCGAGGATGCTCCTCGGGGGCCGAAATGGCAAGAGCCCGCTGGGCTACCCGGGGTTGTACCCCCACGATGGGGATCGGAACGCACCGGCCTTCAGCGGGCTCTCACCGGGGCTAATCCTAGATCCAGGCACCATGGTCCTCAAGTCTCGTCGTCTCCACGGCCGGAGATGGGTCGATGGGGTGCAGGTCTCGATCGAGAACCGCCGCGGCTCGGTCCGGCACTGGAAGGACGCCGAGAGCGGCGAAGAGGGACGGACAAAGGTCAAAACCCCGTACGGATATGCGAGGCGGACGCTCTCGACCGACGGCGAACACCACGACGTCTTCCTCGGACCTCTCGCCCACAGCGACCGGATTGACGGCACGGACGTCTACGTGGTCACGACGATGCGGCCGCCCGAGTTCACCGAGGTCGACGAGCAGAAGGCCATGGTGGGATTCGAGAGTCTCGAGGCGGCGCGCGCGGCATTCCTCGAGCATTATGACAATCCGCGCTTCATCGGCCAGATCGACGTGCTGCCGTGGCAGGAGTGGAAGACCGAGGTCCGGTCGACGTTTCACGGCGGAGGCCTCGTTCGTGGCGAGGTGGTCCATCGCCGCGGCGACCCGGTTCGGTTTGGCCATATCGGCCCTGACGGCCTCATGGTCGTGAAGGCGAAGGTTCCGCCCCCGCGCGCACAACCAGGTGCAAGCCCCGGGGCTGGAAACGGGAAATCCGCGCCCACCGGACCGCCCGCGAAACTCCCGACGAGCCCGGCGGCCGCCGCGGCGCTCATGGCGCCGAAGGAGGCCGAGCCGCCCCCGACAGCAGGCGAGGCAGTCGATCACCACGAGCTCGGCACGTATCTCGACGGCTTCCGTGCGTCGCTGGCCAAGGTGATCACCACGCTCACCGGCCTCTTTCCAGGTGTGCCGGTAGCTGGTCGGCTCCGGGAAACGGCCTCCCTCGCTGCGAAGCTGGTCGAGAAGCAGAAGGGTCTCGGTGACATCGAGGACGTGGGCGGCGCACGCATCGAGCTCGAGAATTGCCCCGACATCCTCGCCGCCGTCGGTCGAGTCCAGCGCTCGATGAAGGTGACGCGCGAAGAGGATTACATCAACACGCCGAAGTCGGGCCTCTACCGAGGCTGTCACCTCTTCGTGGCCGAGCCGGGCGGGAAGCCGATCGAGATCCAGTTTCGGACCGCGCGCCAGACGGCGCTCGCCGAGGCGATTCACGACCTCACCTTCAAGTCTCAGGGCGGGGCGCCGCCGGAAGCGATGCCCTACTTCAAGCAGGTCGCCGACTACTTCGCCGTGCGCGACGAGGCACCAGGCGCGGCTTCGGCGACCGGTGAGGATCAGAAGCCGGCCTCCACGGATCAGGAATCGCAAATCGACAATCGCGATACGGAAAGCGCGCAGATGCCCGAGTGCCCGCCCACGGTCAAGCAGATGGGCGGCTGCGTGAACGAGCCGAGCGACGCGATGCTGAAGGTGGCCGTCGACGGTGGCGACGACGTTGGTGGCCTGAAGGAAGTGCTGGCCATTCGCGACCACGATAACCGCCGGACGATCGCGCTCCGCGCCCTCGGACCGGACATCGATCGCGCGAAGCTCTTCGCGGAGGCCCGGAAGAGGTACGCCCCGCCCCGATTCGAAGTGGCGATCGGCATGGCGCGGAACGTTGCTACGTTCACCCGTTTGTACCCGAGGTTCGCGGACGGTCTTGAGAACGGGAGCACCGGGGAGCAGCAGCCGGAAAGTAAGAAACTCGGAAAGTCGGAAAAACCAAAGGGGGAAGAGGCACATGGCGCTACTGGCTGATCAGGAGAAGCTCTCGAAACAGAACCACAAGCTGGGGCTTCGCGAGAAGGAAGTCGACTTCGTGCTCCTCGAGGGCGCCACCGCCGTCGGCTGGGGACCGTGGATCGACATCCGCGCTCACCACTACAAGGGCATCCAGGTGCTCGCCGGGCCGGGCCTCGCTGGGCTCGTGCTCAACATCGAGATCTCGAACGACGGCAACACTCCGCAGCCGCCCGAGAAGGCGGCCGCCACCAACATCGCCGGCGGGAAGTTCTTCACCCTCGACGACGCCTGCGACTACATCCGTGCCAACATCACCGCGATCTCGGGCGGGAGCGTCAGCGTCCTCGGCCACGGCATTCTGGAATCGTAGACACTTGTGAACGTCGCCTTCCGAGGAGAGCCCGTCGAGAGGACGGTGGTGCTCGCCGAGCGCATGAGCAGGCGCGGCACGGTCGTATTCAACATCGTCGAGGCTCTGGTGCCGGTGGATCTCCTGGCGCCCGACATGCTGAAGGCCAAGCAGGGCGCGCTCGGGAAAATGTACTCGGATCCCGAGGGAGCTTTCCACTGGATCACGGTGAAGCCCCACGGTGACGATGGGCCTGGTCAGCATGTCAAAGTTCGTGAGTCGAAAACTGAGCCGGGAGTTTTCCATGTAGTCGCTGGGGCGGGGGGCTCCTTAAACTACTTGAAATTGACGAATCTGCGCTCGCCGGAGGAGCAGAAGCAACGCGAGAAAGAGAAGGCCGCGGCGAAGAAGCAGGCGGAAGGCGAGAAGCGCGACGCCGAGCGCGAGCGGAAGAAGGCTCTCTCGCCCGAGGAGAAGGAAGCGGAGGCGGCAGGGGCCAGGCGGCAGAAGGCCGTAGTCGATGAGGCGCACACCCTCCACGAGGCTCGCCGACGGGAGTTCGTCGCCAACGTCGCCCAGGCGCTCGGCTGGAAGGACGAGGAGTGGAAGTTCGATGAGACTGCGGAGCGGCTAGGCAAAGCCGGTGCGAGTAAGGGTCGAATCGAGCAGCAAGAAAAGGCCCATTTCAAGCGCGTCGAGCAGCGTGCACAGGACGTGCTCGCCGAGACGAAGCGCGTACTCGTAGCCGATGCCGAGGCCCGACGCGCCGCTGGGCTCGGAGACATCCCGCTCGAGAGCAACGACCCGAACGTCGTCGCGCTCTCGGACCTGGAGGAGCAGAAGGTGAAGGGCGGCCTGGGCTTCAAGTCGCCGACCCGCGATGCCTCGGACGAAGAGATCGCCGCGCACCTGGCCGCGCGGGACACCACCACGCTCCAGCGCGAGCTCGAGCTGGCGATCGACCGCGCGGCGAAGGACGGCAGCCCGGACGCGATCGCGCGGGTGAAGGACCTGACCGCGGAGAAGCGGGCCGCCGAGCTCATCGCCCAGGCCGCTACGGCGAAGCCGGAGGACGTCGAGCAGGGCCTCCAGGCGGTCGCCGAGGAGCGGCAGACCGTCGTCGAAGGCATGCGGCAGTACGTGCCGGAGCTCCGCGCGCTCGAGTCGAAGCGGGGCGAGGGTGCGACCATGTCTCCGCGCGAGGAGACGCTCGCTCTGGAGCTCGCGCAGGACCAGGCTCACCTCGAAGCGATCGAGGCGCGGAAGAGCGATCTGACGATCCTCTCGGGCGAGATGGGGCCCGCGCTGAAGGGCGAGCGCGGAGCGATCTCCGCCAAACGGGTCAACGAGCGCTACGACGAGCTCCTCGAGTCGAAGGGCCAGGAGTCGGCCGAGGCGTATCTGGCGGCGCGCGAGGGCTTCATCGCCGCAGGGAAGCGCTACCAGGACGAAGTTCGGCTCTACAAAGAGACCGGGGTGCTCCGAAAGCCCGAGCTCGAGGTGAAGCCGATTCTCGATTCCCGGAAGGCCATCGAGCTGATCGCGGCCGACAAGGCGCTCCGCGCCGACGCGCGGAAACTCGCCGCAGCGGACGCAGGTGTCGAGGCAGGCGAGGACGTCGACGAGCAGGTCTTCGGCCGGAACATGTTCACCGGCCTCGGTCCCCAACCGAGCCGCGAGGCGATCGCCAAGGCCGAGAAGGACATCGAGAACGAGGTGATGGCGAGGCGGAACCAGGCGTTTCTCGACCGCGTCGAGAGCCCGGATCTCCTCCTCGGCCGGGGGAAGGAATTCACCGAGGACTACGACAAGAAGGATCTCCACCGCTCGCTCGAGCAGCACCTCGGCGCCGGCGCGTACAACGCGCTCAACAACGCCTCGCTCGCCTACGCGAAGTCGCCGCTGCTCTCCCGCGAGGTGGTCGACACGCTCGGCGCGCGGGGCGCCGCGGAGCTCCTCGCCTGGAAGATGCGCCAGCTCGAGGATCCGTCGACCCTCCGGGAGATGGCCACTAGGCTCGGCGAGTACCACGCCGAGAAGTCGGCCGATGAGGTCGAAGAGGCCATGCGCGAGATCGAGGAGGACCTCGACCGCGCCGACGAGGTCCTGCAGCAGGCGTCCTCGCCGTCGGACTTGGCCGTGCTCCAGGAAGCGCGCGCGAAGCGCCAGGAAGCGCTCGAGGAGGCACGCCAGCGCGCCGGCCAGACCCTCGGCGAGTTCGAGGCGACCGCGGGGCTCGTCGACGCCCTCGGGAAGAAGGGGGCGGATTCGATCTCCGTCAACTTCGGCGAGATCGGATCGGAGGCGGCGATCCGCCAGCTACGCGCGCTTGGCCTCGATCGAAGCGACTACACGATCGACACCGACGGCAAGAACTTCCTCGGCACCGTGCACGCCTCCGGCTTCGAGAAGCTGGTCGGCCAGGTCAACCCGGAGCGGATGAAGCTCCAGGAGCAGGTGATCGCGATCAAGAAGGGTGAGCACGACGAGCCTGACTGGAAACCCAAGGGTACGATCAGCCGGGCGGCGACGACTTTCGACGGCCCCGGCCTCGAGCCGGCGAGTCTGACCACGAACATCCGCCCGTTCCAGAAGTTCGGCGATGGTGGGAGCGTCGCCGACCATGTGAACGAGCACATCGCGCGGCACGCGGCGAACGGCGAGCCGCTCGACAATGTGCTCCGCGACATGAACGACTCCATCATGTCGGTGCCGGCTGAGCACCGGGCAGGCTACGGTGAGGCGCTGGAGAAGGCCTTCCCGACCCGCGTCCCTCTCGTCGAGAGGGGCAAGCCGGTACTCGGCGAGGACGGGAAGCCGAAGATGCGGCTCGCCAAGGCGAGCGATCACGCCGCGGCGGTCGACCGGATCACCGAAGAGCACTTCCGGAAGGTGGGGGCCCCCGACGCCGCGCCGATCAACTCGCAGGGCATCCGTTACGACTCGAAGCAGAGCCAGGAAGCGATCACGCGCGCTCTCGCGTCGGATCCGCGCCGCATGGTGGCGTTCAAGCCGCTCGGCGAGCTCACGGGCCAGGACCAGCGCGCGCTACGGGGCTACTTCGATTCTCACGTTGCGAAGGGGGGTGGATCACATGTAGCCGCCGCAGGGGACACGACTTCCAAGGAAAGGCTGGGGAAGCACCTCGCCGAGGAGCCCGCGAAGACAACGCCCGGGCTCTTCGGCGGAGGTGAAACCACCCCGGAGTGGTTGGAGTGGGACAAGCAGCGAAAGGAACTCGAGGCGGCTGGGGGCGCTGGTGGCCCTAAAGGGCCATATAGGGCCCCGAGTGGCCCCGGGTGGAACGAGTACACCGCGGCGATGGGCGGCGTCCACAACGCCTACACCGCGCTCCAGGACCGGCTGAAGTCCGACTTCGTGAAGGATTTCCACCAGGCCTACACGATGCTCCACGATGAGCCGCTGCGGATCGGGATCCGGCCGGCGGCGCACGGAGAGCTCCATCTCGGCTTCCTCGACCCGGCGAAGCGCGAGGCGCTGCTCACCGAGCGCCGGCGGATCCTCGACGCCGCGCGAAACCGCGTCGGCGGAAAATACTCGGCCGGATCGGCGTCCGAGCGGATGGAGCGGATCCAGCAGGCGGAGGAGATAGAACGCCAGAACCAGATGGGGTTGCTGGGTGGAAGTACGAACGCTCCGAAGCGCCGGACGCCCGACGGGCACGAGCGCTATACGCTCGGCAACCGCGCCGAGGCCGAGCTCGCGGCCGCGCTGCCGAGCGTCGCCAAGAACTGGCGGCCGGGGAGCCCCGTCGAGCTCCTGAAGGACCGGCGCTGGTCCGACTCTGAGGGCGCACAAGCGCGGCTGATTCACCAGCAGCGGACCGTCAAGAGCCTCCTCGCAACGAAGCGCCTCGCCGGCGCACTCGGAACTGGCTCGGGGAAGAGCAGCGTGGGCGTCGGCGCGTTCTCGCACCTCCTCCACACACCCGAGTCCGGGGTGAAGCGCGGCCTCTTTGTCGTGCCGCCATCGGTCCAGGGGCAGTTTCGGGGGGAGTTCGCGAAGAACATCGAGCCGGGCTCCATGAACTACGCCGCTGACCCTGGGCTCTCGCGAGAGGGGCGGCTCGCGCAGCACGCGGATCCGAAGCTGCAGGCGACCGTCCACACGCACCAATCCTTCCGGGACGACATGGTGCACCTGATCGCCGAGCACCTAGGCGTGAAGCCCGAAGAGGCGAGCACGCACTTCATGGACGCGATGCCCGGGAAGAGCGAGCAGAACCGCCGTGAGGCGCGCGCAGCGCTCGTGAAAGAGGTCCTCGCGAAGAACGGGATCTCCTACCAGTACCTGATGGCGGACGAGGCCCACGGCCTCCTCGACCGCGAAAATAAGCCTGACTCGCTCGTCTCGAAGATCATGCAGGCGGTGTCCGACAACACGCCGTACTATCTCTCGGCGACAGCGGATCCGGTGAAGAACGATGTCTCGGAACTCCGATCCCTGCTCGATAAGCTCCACGCCGACGGACGGTACGGAGATGCCGCTGACTGGAAGCGAAGGTATGGCGTGAACACGACGGCCGCGGCGGAGGCTCTCCGGCGGGAAGTCGCGCCCTACGTCTACGCCGCCGAGATCCGCGGCAACCACAAGGTCAATCGCCAGACGATCACCAACGGAAACCCGATCTCCGTCGAGCTCCATCCGGAGCAAGCGAAGCAGTACGCGGCGGTCCAGAACGCGGTGAAGAAGCTCCGGGCCGCGCGGATCTCCGGGAAGGTCGACGTCGCCGCGGCGAAGGTACTGGCCCCGGATCGATTCGCGGCGGCGCCGGCGGAGCAGCACGAGGCGATCGCTAAGGAGATCCAGCGAAACCCGAACGCCGAGCACGCCCTCAACCGCGTCGTCAACCTTGCGCCGAAGGACCAAAACGCCAAGATCGCGGCTCTCCGGCAGGACCTGAAGGCCCACAACCCGAAGGACGGTCCGGCTGTCGTCTTCGCCCACAACCTGAAGGCCGTCGACGAGATCACCGAGGCCCTGGCCGAGGACGGGCACCGGGTCGAGAAGCTGACCGGAGGCGACTCGACGAAGGAGCGGGACCGGAAGCGCCTCCGGTTCCAGCCCGAGACCGGCGAAGCGAAGGCCGACGTCTTCGTGGTGAGCGATGCCGCAGAAAGTGGGTTAAATCTGCAGCGAGGGCAGAGGCTCTATCAGTTTGACAGGCCTTGGACGGCAAAGACGTGGGCACAACGGAACGGCCGCATCGATCGACTTGGGCAGAAGGCTGGCGCCATCGACCTGGTCGACCTGACCACGAACACCGACTTCGAGGCGCGCGCGGCGGACCGTGTGAATCGGAAGATGGAGCTCCGCAAGATTTTAACCGACCCCGGCGACCTCGTGGACGATACCGGCATCGCCCGTGTATTCTCCGAGGCACGGCTGAAAGCGGCCGAAAGGACCAAGGTCGCGGCATGAACCGCTGTAGCGAATGTGGCGAGCAGAAACCGCCGAGTGAGTTTTATCCTCCCTACAAAGGGCGCATCCCGTCTCACTGTAAGAAGTGTCAGGTAGAGCGCGCTCGCCGGTATCGTGAGCGTCATCGAAAACCCCCCAGTCCGAGGAAGATAGAACTAAGCACTCTCGCTGCTGAAGGGAACAAGCGTTGTAGTCGATGCCAGGAGGTCAAGCCACGAGCGGAGTTCTCGCCGGACAAGAATCATAGCGATGGTCTCAGATCACACTGCAAGGCCTGCATGCAGGTGGGCTGGACTCGCTGGTACGGCGAATCGGGCAAGGCCATAAAGGAGCGCTATCGAAAGCTCCCACATCGCCGCCGCGCGGCCTCCGAGGCGGTGATGCGATATCACCGCACACCGAAAGGCCGGAAGGTGAAGCAGGCGGCGTACAGCCGATGGCAGAAGAGCGAAAAGGGGCGCGCATACCTCCGGAGGTATGCCGAGAAGTTCCCGGACCACGTGAGCGCTCGCCTTGCCGTTAAGGCTGCTCTGGAGTCAGGGCGTCTTGTGCGCCCCGAGTGTTGTCAAAAATGCGGATCGGCTGGCGACCAAACGGTGGATGATCGAAGCGCTATCCAAGCCCATCATCACCTTGGTTACGCGCCCGAGAATTGGCTCGACGTCGAGTGGCTTTGTACTCGATGCCACCCCGAGGCGGAACGGAAGAGCGCATGAACGACTCCACCCGCAGCCGCCTGACGAAGGGCGTCACGAAGCTCGAGCAGCTCCACGCGCGCCAGCGCGAGCACGACCGCATGATCCGGAAGCTCGCCGACTCCATGGCCGACACCGCGACGGAGACGATGGCGCGCGAGGAGAAAGCGGCGCTCGCCGGCGACGAGGGCGCGATCTCGCGCCACTTCAAGGCCGCGCATGGACGGTACGAGGCGCGGCGAATCTCGGGAGACGAGTGAAGCGACGCGCGAAAGCACGAGCGGAACAACGGTGGGACGTCAACCGCTCCGCGAAGTGGCAGGCGAGGGTCGCGAAGGAATTCGAGCGCCTAGTCTCCACGGGGGCGCTTCGATTGTGGCAGACGAAGGACGGCACCGATCGGAACCATGTCGGCTACGGATGCCTCGGCAAGCTCGCCGAACTCGAGCTTCTCGGCGTTTCGTCATCGCCAGAGGTCGAAATACTGTTCGACCCGGAAAACCCCAAGATCGTCTACGTTCGGGCCACAGGTCCGAGTGGAGCTCTCGGCAGATTCCCAACCGCAAGCTTTCTCTGCCCGGAGTGCTTCGACATCCTGTGGAACCGTCACGTGCTCCACAAGGATCAGTCGGGCCAAGGATGACGGACCAGGGGAAGAACTGTCCGAACTGCGGGGCGCTGCTGGTCTCGAAGGCGCGGCACGACCGGGAAGGCATCGTCTATCGCACGCGCTACGTGCGCCTCGATCCATCGCTCTGCGCGGTGATCGCGTGCCCGGAATGCAAAACCGAGTTGGAGGTGCGACGTGGGAAGCTCATCCCGTTCCGGAAACGAGTGCCCAATGTGCCGCCGGCGCCGCCAGAAGCAGGAACAGCAGCGCCTCCAGCGAGCGGCAGCGCGCCTGAAGAGGATGCGCGAGAAGCACGCGCGAGTGCATAGGCTCCTCGAGAAGTACTCCTACGCGATGGTCGCTCGGATGACCGGTTACTCCCGTCGCTGGGTCGTCAACCTCGGCAAGCGCGCTGGTGAAGTGGCCGCGTAGTTCTCGCCCACCGACTTCACTAGTCCATCGTATTCGCCCCTGATCTACCCGTAGGGTCGCCTTCATATAGGGCGCCGAGCGCGCAGAATCGGCCCTCGCAAACGTAGCAACGACGACACGTGAGAGGGCGGACCCCGCAAGGGGTCCGCCCTCGTTGTGTTTGTGGGGGATCGACGCAGGGCGGATGGAAGCAGCGACACCGGAAAACCTCCTCGAGATCACCTTCGCAGGCCAGGACGCGATGTTCTTCAAGGCGCGTCCGGTCGAGGAGGGAGGCAAGCGCTCCGTCTACGTCGAGGCTTCGAACGAGGCGGGTGACCAGGAGAACCAGCGGATCCTGAAGAGCGCACTCATGGAGCAGCGCGAGAACTTCCTCGCCAACGGCAACATCGACATCGATCACATGACGATCGTCGGCCACCGCCTCGGGAAGCCGAATCCGCACATCTACGAGATCGGCCTCCCGGTCGAGGTGAAGGAAGGTCCCGGCGGCGTCTTCGTGAAGGGGTCGATCTACCAGGGCGGCCCCTCTGCCGGCCCCGAGTTCGGCGGCGTGTCGGCGGCGGACTGGTGGTGGGCAACGCAGCTCTCGGATCCGCCGATGAAGTGGCGACCGAGCGTCGCCGGTCCCCTACCTCCAGGCTCTCTCAAGACCGTTTGCAAGAACGGCGTCTGCCACCAGGTCATCACGAAGTGCGTGTGGCTGAACCTGGGCTTCGCGAAGGGCCAGCAGAACCTCGCGCTCCCGGCGGTCTCGAGGATCCCCTTCGGCGAGTTCGCCAAGGCGGTCATCCTCGCCGAGACGAACTCGTGCGACGGCGGCGAGCACTGCTCCTGCAGCGTGCAGAAGGCTCTCACCGCCGGGTATGGAACGGACGTCGCCGGCCTCGGCGGCGGTCAGGCGCTTCAGCGCCAGTCGATCGATCGGCGCCCGCTCGGAATCTACGGGACCGCGACCACGCGCTACATGAAGGCGCTTCACACGGGCGCGTGTGACCACACGATGCCCGGAATGCTGCCGAGCATCGCGCTCCTGCAAGACCACTTCGAGCGCTGCGAGGGGCTCGACAAGATGACCGCGCGGCGCTCGGCGCTGCGCTTCGCAAACGACATCCGCAACCGATCGGAGCAGTCGAAGGCCGCCGCGTAGGGGCGGGAGGAGGAATCCCATGATGTGCAAGGGTTGTCAGGCCGAAATGGTGAAGGGCCAGCGCTTCTGCGGCAAGTGCGGCGCGAAGGGCGACGAAGAGCACGAGATGGTGAAGTGCTCCTCGTGCACCGGCGAGATGATGAAGGCGCATGTCTTCTGCCCCGCATGCGGGACGAAGGCGAACACGCCGGACAAGGAGCTCGACGACTTCCTGGCGGGCGTGCCGATGTTTCAGAAGGCGCGGATCGACAAGGAAGCCGAGCTCGAGGTCCTGCCGATCGTCGAGGCCGGTGACGTCGACCACACCGCGATCGATCAGGTCCTCCTCAAGGCGAAGATTCCCGACGAGGCCGGCAACATCAACGCGCTGCCGATCCTCGAGGAGCAGTTGCACGGCGTGAACACTCTGTCCGCGCAGATCCGCACCAACGCCGAGCACAACCAGGCCTGGAACCGGCATCACGCGGCCGGGATCGCCGAGATGATGAAGGCGACCGTGCTGCTCGCCCGGCGAGTCGTCGGCCAGGAGAAGCAGATCGAGATGCTGAAGGCATCCGTCGAGACGCTCGCGGCTACGCCGCGCGGGCGCCGGATCGGTCAACCCCAGCTCGAGGTAGCGCCTCGGCGTGCGCCCGGAGAAGGCCAGCTCGTTACCGGCGATCCGGGCGACGATCTCCGCGGCGAGAAGCTCTTCTTGAAGGCGAAGACGGGCTACGTGAAGGACCCGACGCTCCAGAACGCCGGCGCGATCGCGTCGCTCGAGACCTACAAGGCGATGAACGCGAGCGCCGCGGAAGTGGCCGCGAACGACGCGCCGCTCGGAGAATGGCTGCAGCGCTGCCTCACGGCAGCGGCGTAACGAAGGAAACGACCGGGAGAACACCCCGACCGAACCGCCTGAATCGAGAGGAAGCGGAAAGGGCAGGAGGAAGAGATGAACGAGTACGGAATTCCGTTCACAGGCGTCGAAGCTGGCGAGGGGTTCATGCCTCCCGGCGCATTTCCGGGGTTCGTCTTCACGGACCCGCGGGAATTCTTGAAGGCCGTCACGTCGGGGTACGGAACCGACGTCGCCGGCTTCACCGGAGGTCGAGCGCTCCAGCTCCAGTCCATCGAGGACAGTTTGCTCGCGACGATCCCGCTGGACGACATGTTCACGCTCTTCAACCTCATCGATCAGAGCCCCGCGACAGCGACCGTCGACGAGTTCGTGAAGCAGACCGACATCGGCGGGTGGCCGGGTGCGGGCTTCAACGACGAGCTCGGCGACATCGTCGAGACGACTGGGACCTACGGTCGCCAGGTCGTTTTGATGAAGTACCTCATGAATCGCCGGCGCGTGTCGGCGGTCCAGGCCTCCACCAAGGGCCTCGTCGACGCGATCGCCCGCGAGAAGCTGAACGGCGCTCGCTCGCTGAAGGTCGACGCCGAGTACGGCATCATCTACGGGAATGCGGCGATCAACCCCTTCGAGTTCGACGGGTTGGTTACCCAGATCCGTGCGCACGGCGACGGCGACCTGATGATCGACGTCCGCGGCGGCGGGCTCTCTTACGTCGCCGAGGAGATCCAGAACCTGGCCGCGGTGATCCGCTCGCGTGGACACTTCGGACGGCTGACCGACTACATCTGCTCGCCAGCGGTCCAGACCTCCGAGATCAACCAAAAGCTCGATCCGGCGTTCCGCGTCTCCGCGAATCCGTCGGCCGGTCTTCGGTCTCTCGAGGTCGGCACGGTGGTCTCCGGGATCAACGTGCAGTCGAACGGCGGCACGGTTCGGGCGCACGAGGACATCTTCATCGAAGAGGGCGGGATGCCCTGGGAAGCCCGGACCGGCGCCTACCCGGGTCTCGTCGCCGGCAGCGGTCTCCCGGTGCCCGTCATCGCTTCTGCGGTTGCAGGCGCGGGCGGTGCGAGCTCTCAGTTCACGCTGGCGATGTCGGGGCTCTACTACTACGGCGTCGAGGCGCGCGGGAAGGCCGGACGCTCGACGACTGCCGTGAGCGCTCAGGTGACCGTCGCCCAGGGCGACAAGGTGACGATCACGATCACCAACCCGGGGAGCATCGAAGTGACCGGCTACGTCATCTACCGCGGCCGGCGAAACGGCACGAACGCCAAGACCGATCTTCGCGAGATGATCCAGGTCGCGCGGCAGGCCGGCGCGAGCACCGTCTTCGAGGATTTGAACGCCTTCATCCCGGGCACCAGCATCCTTCTCGGCCTGAATCTCACTCCGGGCGACAAGGCGGTCACCTTCCGCCGGCTTCTGCCGATGACGATGTTCCCACTCTTCCCGACGGCCAAGGCGGAGCATCCGTGGGCGCAGATGATGTTCGGTGGGCTCCGCGTCGGCAAGGTGGAGCACATCGGCATGGCCTTCAACATCTGCCCGAAGTCGCAGGCTTGGAGGCCCTTCTAGAAGAGCTACCCATGAAAGGGGGCGGGGGTCGCAAGGCCCTCGCCCCTACACGATAGCCCGACGGTGGCAGGTGGTGGTGGCGGAGAGGCGGCGCCGGCGAGACCCGAGGATCGAATGAGAGTCGAGACGAACCTTCCCCACGCAAGCGAATTCGTAAGCGGCGTCCACTTCGCCAAGGTCGCCGACGGCCAGCGATCAGATCTCGACGACGCGATTCGTGCACACGCCGCGCTCGAACCGCTCGCGATCGATCACCGGCACCGGCGGTGGACCGACTGGGACGCGGAGCGTGAGGCTCTCGCCCAGCGCGCAAACGAGCCCTCCCCGTGGCTCGTGTCGGAGGAGATCGCCGCGGAGATCGCGGCCCGTTTTCTGCGGCTGCCGGACTTCCGGGAGGCCAAGCGCACGGACGAGGAGCTCGCTGCGGCCGACGCCGAGCTCGGCAAGGTGAGGAGCTCGTCAGCATCGCCGTCGCGAGTCCTGGACTCCGAACGGACGGTGGATGAACTCACGGCGGCCAACCTCGCGATTTCCGCCGATCTCACCACATGGCGCGACCGCGCGCTGGCGGCGGAGAAGGAGTTGTCCAATTCGAAGCTCCCGCCGAGCGAGCAGGTGCGAGAGCTCACCGCCGAGAACAAGAAGCTCCGGGCCGACCTCGCCGCCCAGGCCGAGCAAGTCAAGGGGCTTCAGCTCTCGAACGAGGCGATGCACCGCGAACTGACCGCGCTCCGGGAAGGGAAGCCGGCGGCACCCGCCCCGGCAGCGACGCGCGCGCGGCGCGCGTCCAAGGGGCGCCGGAAGGCGGCTAGGCGCGCGAAGCCTGCGGCTCCGGCGACGGAGGAGCCGTCCGGCCTCGCGGCGGTGGCCGGTATCTGAGGAGGAGGGTAGATGTCCAAGCGGTCCGATCTCATCGACAGGTACATCCCGGGAGCCGCCAAGGTTCGGCTCGGCTTGAAACTGCAGGCTCTCTTCGAGGCGTACAACGCTCGCGGCGCGATGCGCTCCCTCGTGGCGACCTACAGTTTCGCCTCGCAAGGCGGAGCGGTCGGCTCGATCGTCCTCGCCGGGCCGAAGCTGCCGGCCGGTGCGATCGTTCTTGGCGGACTGGTGAAGGTGACCACGGCCCTCAACGGAGGCGCGGGCGCAACGGCCGCACTTCAGGCCGAGGCCGCGGACGATCTCATCGCCGCCACGATCTTCTCCGGAGCTCCGTGGAGCACCGTCGGCCGGAAGAGCATCATCCCCGTATTCACCGGTGCGACGAGCGTGGAAACCACCGTGGAGCGCGCGCCGACTCTCGTCGTGGCGGTCAATCCGCTCACTGCCGGGAAGTTCTCAGCCCACGTAGTCTACCTCGACACCGCCGCGGCGGCCCTCGCGACCCTCGACGACATTCCGTGATGGGGCCTGATGGCAGACTATCAGGGCAAGACCCCGATCACGCCGGAGGACATCCTCGCTAGCGAACTCTACGGGGTGCTCATCAAGGCGAGGGGTGAGGACAACCCCTTCCCCGTCGAGGAGATCGGCAGGAAGCTCCGCGCGGCAGAAGACTTCTACGAGCGCGATCTCGCCATCTTCTTCAAGGCCCGCCGCGTAGCCTCGGATCCCCAGCGCCGCGGCCTGGTGAAATCGACCGACGGCGTCGACGGCGACTACGACTACGCCGAGCCAGCGTATCCGTTCGAGCGCGATTGGTTCGGACCGGAGCGGTGGGGCCTCACCATGTTGAACCGGAGGCCCGTGCGCTCGATCGACCGGATGTTCATCCAGTTGCCGACGGGACAGCCGCTCGGGCAGTCGGGCTTCGTGATCGATCCGAAGTGGATCGTACCGGACTTCCAGTACGGCGAGATTCGCCTTCTGCCGTTCGCCGGCGCGACGCTCCAGGCGGCGATGCCGCAGCTCCTGGCGCTCTACATGATGGGAAGCCAGACGATTCCACACATCGTCTACGTCGACTACACCGCCGGCTTCGACAAGGACGGCGAGGAGCTCGTCGCGGACCACAACGACCTCCTCGAGGGCGTCCGGCTCCTCACCACACTCTTTCTCTTCGGCGTTCTCACCAGCATCCGGACCGGCGGCGTCCAGAGCCAGTCGCTCAGCGAGGACGGGCTCTCCCGCTCGCAGAGCTTCATGGGCGGAAAGTTTGGCCCGTACACCGCGCAGGTCACGCTCGCCATGGAGAACGAAAAGCAAATCCGCAGCGGCTGGAAGGCTCAGGAAGAGGGCGTCCTCCTCGGGGTGGCGTGAGTGGAAGCCATGGCGATCACCGAAGACGCGGGGATTCAGTTCTCGGACTTCCACTTCGCTGGGGCGGAGTTCGATGGCCTGCTCGAGCAGCACGGCGTCCGCGATGCGAAGCTTCTCATCGCGATGCGCTGCGGGTGCTGGAAGGATGGTTTGCCTGACGTCGGGTGCAAGACCTGCTGGCCATGGGGCTACGTCTGGATCGCACCGATCGACGTCGCGCTCCACGGGCCCAGCCGGAAGCCCCTGCGACGCCTGGAAGACATCGGCATGATCGAGCCGGGCTCCGCGTACTTCACCTTCCCGACTGGCGTCGTCCCGAGTTTCATGTCGCGAATCGTTCTCCCGCAGTCGATCCTTCTCGCGGACGACGCGCTGGAGAAGAACGTGCACGACATCTCGCGGTTCACGCACGTCGTCGGAATCGAGAAGGCGCACTACTCGGTCAGGGTTCCGCCAACAGGCGATCCGTACGAGGTCGAGAACGTACCGCTCACCTTCGATGGTCCGACACCGGACATCACGCTCTCGGGCAATAGAATCGCCTGGAACAACAACGCGATTCCAGATGGGACTCCTTACATCGTACTGTTGCGGACGTTCGCAGAATATCTCGTCTGGGACGTTCAGGATCGCAGCGAGGACGGCAAGCCGATGCCGTATCGCGCTCTCTGTAAGCGCCTCGACTTCCTAAAGCACCCGCGGAGCACGTCGGATGTGAGCTTCCCGAGCTGACCCATGGATCTCAACGCCGTCAAGATCGCCCTCCAAGGTCCGGTTGCCGACCGAATCCTCGAAGCGTGGCGCCTGAAGGCAGCGGACCACGTGTCGACCGGATCGTACATGGGGTACCTGACCCGCGACCAGGCGGTCGTCTACCCGAACAACGGGAACGAGCTCTCGCTCGGGATCGTGAACCACGCGCCGCACGCGAAGGTTCTCGAGGACGGGCACCCGGGCTTCCACCTTCCGGACGCGATCCACTGGCCGACGCCGAAGTCGAAGGTTGCGAAGGACGGTCACTACTACCTGACCATCCCCTTCCGGCACTACACGCCAGGAGACGAGTCGGGCGGCTCGACGACCCACCGGGAGCGCGCGACCATGCCGGCGGCGGTCTACCGAGCGGCCAAGATGCTCGGCACCGGGGAGGACGCGAAGGCGAAGGCGCGCCTGGCGCGCTTCGATTTCCGCGTGACTCGCCACTACGGCCTCATGGCGCAGCAGTTCCAGACCTTCCCGCGCATCGGGAGCTCGGGCGCGATCAGCGAGTTTCAGCGGATGCGCATGGAGGGCCGCGGCTACACCTGGAAGGCCGGCAAGTTCGCGGGGATGGTCCGAAAGACCCAGCAGATGGGGAACGGCGGCCTCTCCTCGACGTACACGACGTTCCGGACCCTGAAGGACAATTCCCCCGGCTGGTATGTGCCGCCCTTCGGCGGTTACCACCTGGCGGCGGAGACGCTCCGGGAGGTGGCTCCCGAGGTGCGTCGGATCGTCGCCGAGGCTGCGAAGGAGGACGTCCTCGCGGAGCTCCAGGTCACCTTCGGGAGCGCCCTCGAATGAGCTACGGCGGCATGACATTCCCGGATCTCGACGTCCAGGACGTCATCGCGGGAGCCATCGAGGACCTGCTCGCGAACGGCACGTATCTCGATCGCCTCTTCGCGTCCCGTCCTGCCGCCGAGCGCGACAGCTTCAAGACCGCTCTCCGCAACAACGAGGGGCGGGTCCGCCTCGATTGGCAGCGCGACGCTGCGGAGGACTGGACGGTCCACATCATCCTCGCGAGTTCGGGGGCGATGGTGATGGGCGGCGGCATCACGTCGCCGGAGTACGAAGAGGCGTTTGTGGTCACCGGCAACCCTGGGACCCTCGACGCGGACATCACGGCTGCCGACGGCGTCGTGCTCTCTCTCGCGGGAGGGATTCCGGCGGGATTGCCACCGAGGGGACGGGTGCGGCTGGGGGATGAGGTCTCGGTTTACGAGATCGGTGGCGGTCCCGCCGAGATCCTTCTCACTCACCGCGGCGTCGTCAGCACCGTTGCGGCGCCGCACGCGACGGGCAGCAGCGCGGTCTTCCACCGCCTGAATCGCCGGATCGGCTACCCCGAGGAGATCACGCTGAACGTCGCCATCACGGCGCTGCAGCCGAAGATGGCGATCATCCTGACGAGGCTCCTCGCCGGCGCTCTCCATCGCGCTCGAGGAGAGTTCGAGAATCGCGGTTACACCCTAGCGAAAGTCATGGCAACCGACCTCGGACTTCGGCCGAACGATTGGCCGGCGGAATTCCGGACGCGAACGCTGAACGTCCAGCTCTTCACCGAGCTGTCCGTGCCCGAGGAGCTCGACATCGTCGCCGACATCGACATCACGCTGAATCCGACGGACCCGCCGGTCGACGGATCGTTCGTGACGCACGTCTACAACCTTGAGCAGCCCGGCGCGCTGGACGGATAGGGAAAGGGAGAAACCATGGCAGATCCCAAGAACGAGCCGGCAACGGCCAAGCCGGATCCGGCGCCTCCCGTGGACGCTCCGGTCGGTATCGACGACTGGGAGCACACGAAGCACCCGGCCTACCACCTGTTGCTCGCCGGCTTTCGCGAGCACCTACGAGTGGAGGGCGGCCTTCTGAAGAAGCGGTCGCAGAAGGCCTGGGATGCGGAGTTCAAGACGTTCTGCTCCAGGGACGGCACGGAGAAGGAAGAGAAGTAGTGCAAGACGCTCTCACAATCGCCGAGGCGTCGGAAAAGTTCTGCACGAAGTGCGAGCGATGGCAGTCGCGGACAGCGTTTTTCCGCGATCGCTCGCGGCCAGACGGACTCTTTCCGTGGTGCAAGGAGTGTCAGGTCACGGCGATCAGCGTCTATCGGAAGACCGATCAAGGGAAACGGATGCGGAGCGAGGAAGGCCGTCGGTATCACCGGACGATTCGAGGACGGCAGGTGGTCAAGGCCGCCAAGCGCCGCTTCTATCAAACAAAGGCTGGCCGTGCGGAACTTGCGCGAACCAGTAGGCGGCAGCGCGAGCAGCATCCGGATAGATATGCCGCGAGGCAGGCTGTCAACAGAGCAGTTGCACAAGGCTCTCTCATTCGCCCCGATCAGTGTGGTCGATGCGGAAGAACGGGCCCAGAGGCAGGTGGACGCGGGCGTATCGAGGGACATCACCACATGGGGTACGCGCCTGAGTATTGGTTGGACGTACTGTGGCTGTGCCATCCCTGCCACGATCTAGCGGACGGCGTCGGTGATGCGGGGAGGAAGGTGGGATAAATGGCTAAGTTGGGAGTGGGTTTTAACAAGGACGGGAAGTACACCACCTTCCCGAGCGTCTTCGTGTCGGTCAACGCGGACGACTTACAGCTTCGGTCGCAGACGCCGACTGGGATCGTCGCGATCATCGCGAAGGGTGCGGGCTTCTTCCCGCCGAAGGTGGCCACGCCGCTTCCGCTCGCCGTGGGCTCACCGTCGCGCTTCATCGCCCCGTCGGAGCTGCTCACCAGCGCCAATCTCGCGGTGCCGCCCTTCGCAGATCTCGACCGCGGTCCTGGCCAAGTGCTCGTCGTGCCCCTCACGCCGGCGACGCCGGCGACGATCCTGGTCAAGAACGCCGCCCTCGCCACTCTCGCAACAATCACCACGCAGATCTGGGGGCTCTTGGCGAACAGCGTCCTTGCCACTCTGACCATCGGCGCACCGAATGTCCTGACGCTGAAGCTGCCCACCGTGAACGGCACGGTTATCGAGACGTACTCCTTCACCACGATCGCCGATCTCGTCGCTCAGATCGGGAGCGCTCCTGGAAAGGGCCGCGCTGGCTTCACCTACGCTACGTTCGCGCTCGAGGGGACGCCTACCGCCATTGCCGCCGATACGCCTTTCACCGGCGGCACCGAGCCGGCGGCGACCTCAACCGACCTGGCCGACGCGCTGAACGCTCTGAACCCCTACAGGGTCAACGCCATCCACGTCGCGAGTTCGGACACCACCTATTGGGCGATGCTGCAGGCCTACGTCACCCTGAAGCGCTGCCGCGGGTTCGTCGGCTCCGATCTCAAGAACTGGAACGGGATCTCGAACCGCCAGGCGTCGATGGCGACCCTCACGACCGAGGCGGCCGGAATGAACAGTCGGCGGATGATGCACTGCGGCCTCGGGGTGAACGGTCTCCCGGGCTACCTCTCGGCCGCACGGTGGGCATCCCTCGCGGGCTCGGTTGACCCGTCGCAGCCGATGACCTTCAAGCACCTCGACGTGCAGTCCCTCGAGGCGCTCCTCGACATCGACACCGAGGTCGGGGGAATCCAGGGGCTCATCCTGAACGGCCTCGCGGTCCCGGTCCCCGATCCGACTGCGCCGAACACGTTCCTGCTCTCCCGCGGCATCTCGACGATGGTCTCGAGCGACAACCTTTACGATCGCGAGCAGTCGGTGCTGGCGGCCGTGGATGCGCTCGAGGATCTCGAGATCGCTCAGCTCACGCACTTCCTCGGGAACGAAGGAAGCCTAGCCGTCGTCACCCGAGCGGAAGAGGAGTTTGAATCCGTTCTCCTCGCTGCGACCGATCCGGCGGCAACCGTCCGGATCAACGGCTACGACCGGAAGTCGATCGTGGCCACCCTGGTCGCGCAGCTACTCACCATCACGGGAGACATAACTCCAATACCGCCGATCAACTTCATAAATTTGGGTCTCAACCTGAAGCAAACGAAGATCACGGTAGGGGCCAGCGTCAACCTGAACTCGGCGCCATAGGAAGACGAGCGGAGGAGGTAGGGACACATGGGCAACTTGAACGACGAGCGGGTAGCCACAGGCAATCACGAGGCCTTGTTCGTGAGCGGTGACGGAGCGGGAACGATCTTCGGGCGCGGAGTCGCGCGGGTGCCGAACTGGACCGCGGTGAACCTCCAGCGGAACCTCGGCACGCGGCACCTGCACGCCGGCGGCTCCCGGGAGCCTTTCGACATCGTCGACGGGGCCGCCACCTACGAAGTCTCGATCTCGGAGCTCCGTCTCCGGAGCTCCGACGATCAGGACCTCCTGAACGCTGGAGGCTTCCGGGTCGTGATCGTGGATCAATTCTCGCAGAAGCGCCTCCGGACGGCACGCGGCTGCAGGATCCAAGGCGAGCGGCTGAACGTTCCGGCAAATAATCCGGTGATTCAGGATTTGACGATCCTCGCGATGTCGATGGACTGACGGAGGAACCGAGTAGACCGTAGCAAATCCCCGGGGAGATGACCGGACCACCGGCTCTCCCCACAAGCCCACGCTGCAACGCCCACCCTCGGGGAGACGCACCCCAACCGGGCGCCTGAAATCCGAATGCACCAGGAAGCTCCGCGAGCCCTCGCGCTCCGCGGCGGAAAGGCGCGCGTCCATGGAAGCAGCGAAGACAATCTCTTTCAGCATCGAGAACGACATCTACCTTCCAGAGGTGAAGCCGAACGGCGACGACCCGGGCCAAGCGGAGGAGAAATTCGGGAGCGACTTCGGTCAGACCTTCTGTATCCGCCGCCCCACCATCGGTGATGAAGACGACATCGCGAGTCTCCATACCGCGGCTTGTCTCGCCCGCGGAGTATCCGATCCGGCCGCCCTGCCGACTCGGAACTACGTGAGCGGGCGTGCCCTCTTCTTCTTCGCAGTCCTCGGAGCAACGAACGGCGACAAGGCGATGCCGGAGCTGCGCCTATCGGTACCGCCATGGTGCGCATCGACCGCCGAGGCGTCGCCGAAGCTCAGGGATGCAATCGTTCGAGCGTACGAGAAGGCGAACGAGCTTCTCGGGAACGCAAAAAAAAAGCCCGCCAGCAATGGGAGCGCCGGATCAAGTCCCGCCTGAGCGATGACGACTTCAACCTCTACCTCTACTGCCGAAAGTACGGGCTTCCGAGAAACGATCCGCGGATCCTCTCCGCGACTTCGGAGGAGATTGCGCTTGATCTTGAGTTCGACCTCGCTCTCCGCGGCGACCACGTCAGGAAGTGCGAGGCGTGCGGGGCGCAGACCTATCGGGAGCACTGCCCGCTTTGCCCCGGCAGTCCCCGGATCCCTCTCACTGACTTCGACAGGCTGCGCGCGCGTGAGGAGGCCGGAGAGACGGTGCCCTGGTCGGAGTACGTCAAGGGCTACGAACACATCTTCCTGCCGAAAGAAGAGCCTGAAGCGGCGGCCGTGAAATGAACGAGAGCGTTGGAATCGACGTCAACGTCCGGGTGCAGAAGCAGGGGGCTACGGCAGCCAGCGCCCTGGGTGACGAAGCACGCTCCGCGCGGGATACTCTCGGCCCCGCCGCGCAGACGGCCGCTGGTGCCAGCACCGGCGGGACACCCGTCCCTGGATCGATCAGGGGACTGCTTCGAGAGCTCCAGAACTCCGAGCGGCTCTTCGGAGCTCTGAACGTCCAGCTTGAGCGGCTCGTCAAGTCGACGACAGCCTTCCGCCCCGATGCCAAGGCCGAGGAGACAGCCGCCGGGAAGACGGGCGGCAGTGGCGGCGGCGGAGGTGACGATACCCGTACCAGTGGTCGCCGCGAACCACGCGACCGCTTCGAGCGGATGGCGCGAGAGGTCCTCGTCGGTACGCTCGGAGCGGCGGGAATCTCGCTCGGTATCGGAGCGGCCACCAGTGAGCTTCGGAATTGGGTCACCGGAGCGCACGGCTTCGCTCGCGACCTTACAATCGACAGCCTCGGGATGGGCGGCGGGATGGATACGTACCGCCGGTTCGACCAAGACCTTACGAAGCTACGCGGCCCTGCCTTTACCTCCTTCGTCGGGCCCGATGAGAGCCTCCGGATCGCCAGTAGACTCGGACGCCAAGGGCTCCTGACGAGCCCGCAGGACTCTTCCCTCATCGGCGAGTACGGGATTCGCGCGTACGGATCGCCCGGCGGCGGCGGAGAAGCGGCGGGGCAGATGTTTGGGGTCACGCGCTTCCGCGAGATGCCGGAGTACCTCGCGACCATTGCCAAGGAAGCGGCGGCCAGCCACCGGACGATGGGCGAGATGCTCGAGCAGAACCGAGCCCTCGTTCAGCTTCTCGGACGCTCGGAGGGCACGTACGCGCGCACGCGCGAGCAGATGGAGGGAATCGTCGACCTCCAGCGGATGCTTCAGGCGCTACCCGGTGACATCGGCCGAGGTCCTGCGGGCGCGGAGCTCGCGCAGAACCTCATCCAGCCGGCGTCGAATCCTCTCGATCTAGCCTTCGAGATCAAGGCGTACATGCGCGACACGGGGAACGGATACCCGACCGGCCCGGAAGGCCTCCTCAAGCTCCACAAGTGGCAACGGAGCAAGAGGAAGCCAGCCGCCTATGCGGAGGAGGTTCGTGGAGAGCTCGGGCCGACCGTAGGCGCGCTCTGGCTCGAGCGCTCGCGGGGGATCGCCCCCGAGGTCGGCGAGCGCCTCATGTCGAAAGAAGGGCCGTACGCGCCCGAGGACTTCACGACCCTCGCGACACACGAAGAGGCGCGGAAGCAGATCGACCAAGAGAACCGGGTCTTTGGTAGGGAACCAGGCCCACGGTCCTTCCAACGCGACCTGGACGTACAGCGGATGCGCGACCAGTGGGGCGGCGGCGAGGTCGACGGCTACAAGATTCCGGGTATCGCGGATGTCGCGTCCTGGGCGAAGGGGCAACTTGCGCATCATCCGGTCCGATCCGTAGTGGGGATGGTGACGGGTGGAGTCGGAGCCCCCTATGTCGGCTGGCGAGGTCTGAAGGCCATCAAGAAAGGATGGCGTTGGCTCCGCGGTGCTAAGGCAGCTACCGCCAGCGGGACGGCCGCAGGCGCCGGAGAGGCAGCAGCAGAAACTGCAGGTGCCGCCGGCGTAGCCGGGTTGACGATGCGGAGCCTTCTCCGCCGCGCGCCCATGATCGGCGGAGCGATCGAGGCCAGCTCTGATATCTACGAAGCCGCCAAGGGCGACGAGGATAGGTGGTACGACATCGCCAGTGGTTTGGCCCTTGGCATTCCTGCGGGCA